GTGCCAACCTTGAGCAGGAGTATACAATGCGTGACCAACTTCATGGCCTGTCAGAAGGTCGTAAAGGTCTCCTGACATATTCTGCCAGATTGGCAGATACAAAACACGATTGATGGGATCAAACTTGGCAGTATGAATCTTTTGGTGTTGAACCGTCAGATTCTCTGTAGCCATCAGTTTGGCCAGTTGGGATTTTTGTTCAGCAGTAAAGGACATAGAAGTTCCGTATCGACTTATGTACCAATTATACAACAATCCAGTGTATTGTCAAGGCTTTCGTAAGCTATTGATTTTACTCAGGTTTTTTGTTGCAAAAAAACAACATTAGTGGAGCGGTTCAGAGGAGTTAAACCTCTCTACCTACGGGGGTAGGCTGTCTCGGACTCACCGCATATGATGGAACTATACTCTATTTATCGACCTACTTGCGGCAAATAAAGCGACTTTGCTTCTTGCCATGATAGGATTGCCAAATTGTCATAGAAAAGAGTTTCGCCTGAAACACGATTCTTCTTTACCAGTTGTTTGATTCGTGGTTTGGCGTGCTTCTCTTTCCATAGATTACTTAGGTCTTCTACAGACGATTCGAAGCACTTTTTCATATTTTTGCCGTTATGTTCGCCTCGGAGAAACTCTACGGATTCGGCATACAAAGGGCACCAATAAATGCCTCGAGCATGTTCCGATTTGATGAGTTCTTTCGGCACATTCAACTTAGAATAGGTGAAGGTCAATGAACGATTCTTATGGTCACGCTTATGTGGTTGACCTGATGGTTTCTTTGCAATATACCACTCAAAATAACGGCGAGTGTGGTTTGTTTTCAACCATTCACGAATCATGTAACGAGTTTCATTTGTTGGTTCATACGACACAGAACCTGAAGTGAATCCCATTTTCTGCCAGTAGTCTAGATTGTCATACTGGGATAGACCATCCGCCTTTGTTTTGCCATAGAGTGATGTGGTACTGACAGAAACAAGTTTATCACCATAAAGTTTTTCCCACATTTCTTGAACTGGATCAGAAAGACAGAGCAATGCAAGTAGTTTACCGCCGACATAGTTGAAACCAAGCGGTTGCAATGGCACAATTGTAGAACCAATCGCAGTATGATTAATCATGCCGCCTTGCGTTTTCAATTCTTTCGACCAACCAATGTAACGATCACGAGGTGTCAAGTCAAGGAAGTCTGAAGAGATGCAAATAACACCAAGATACTTTTTTGTAATTTCATCACGAACAATAAAATTCAAATTACGGCCAATGTTTGAATTATTCTTCATTGTTGAAGAGAATGTACGAATACAATTCCACAATTCAGGCAGGTCTTTTTCTTTGTTGGTATAAATCAATTCTGGTTGCAATTTCAAATAGTCATCAGGCGATTCTGGAATCCAAAAATTTCGTTTGACTTCCTCAATTGCTCGGCGTTGTTCTTCATCTTGCAGAACACACTTCTCGCCTTCCCACAAATCATTTACAACAACTGATGGATATCGCTCTTGTACTTCACACCACTTCTGATACAAAGTGTACTCTTTAACATCCATTTGTGAAACATAGGTCAACTCTTTGATAACACGCTCACGAAGTTCATCGGTATCAATTTGTTTGTATTCTTGGCCAGCATCAAGCCATTTTTTCCACTGTGTATCAACATCGTCTTTTGGATCAAAAGAGTATGACATTATTTGTTCTTTCTAATTGCAGATTTGATTCGTTTCTGTTGTTTATTTTTCGCCATTTGCAATGCAACTGGGCCAACATGACTGGTAAATTTAATGCCGTTCATGTGGTCGAGTTCGTGCAAATAACAACGAGCAGTTAGACCTTCAAGGCGAGTTTGAACTGTTTCACCAAGTTCATTGGTGAATTCAACATCAACCCATTTAGGTCTTTCAATCTTACAATAGAGAGCCGGGAAAGAGAGGCAACCTTCATCTGATTTTTGCATTTCATCCGATTGTGCAATAACTTTCGGGTTAATACAAACCATACTGAAGTTCTCATGTCCAATAATAAAGATTCGAGCAATAACGCCACATTGATTTGCCGAAAGACCAATGCCGCCAAATTTCTCCATGGTCATCTTCATTTGTTTTACCAGTGTAGTGACACCTTCATTAGGCAAAGCACCGGTATATTCTGGCATCTTTTGAGCAAGCAACGGAAAGTGTTCGCCGTAAAGTGTAAGCGGTTGCAATACTTTTGGTTTAGCCAAACTTTCGGCTGTGTTTATAACTAAAACATCATCACTCATTTTTTCACCTTTGAGAAATTCTTTTCTTTTACGAATCGTATAACATTAGCAAATTTGTCTTGTAGTACATCGCCTTTGTGTGATATGACAAACAAATTTACACCCTCTAACATATGTAGGATGTTCATCAAATACTCTGTGCCATTGGCATCAAGGCTCGAATCAAATGTTTCATCAAGAATCAACAAGTTGGTATTTGCAGAATTCTTCAACTTAGCAACGGCACGCCAAGTCAACATCAATGCCATATCAATTCGTTGTTTTTCGCCTTCAGAAAAATTGTTGTAGGAAAATTCATCACGATGGCGAGACTTGATTGTTTCTTTGAACGATTCATCAAGATTAAAATTAACAAAGAAGTCTAAAGACGCTAAATACTTGTTGACCAATTTGTTGATGATAGGCAGATATTGTTTAACAATTTTGGTTTTGATACCGGTGTCTTTCAACAAATTTGAGGCAACTTCTAGATATGACTTTTCTTGTATTAATCCTTGCAAGTCTGCTTGCAGTTGAGACAGAGAATCCTGTAATACTTTTAGGGATTGTTCTTCTCTGTCTGTCACTTCTTTAGAGTTTTTTAACTCATCAATCAACTTCCGCAAACGAGCAATCAACTTGTTTGTTTCGGTGATTGTTGCATTGTGTGTGGCAATTTCAACCTGCTTAGTGTTGATAAGAGTTTGCTTTTCGGTAATCTCATTTAACTTGAGTTGTTGTTCTATCACTTTTTGTTCTAGTTGAGACAGGCCATTCTCACATTCAACAACTTTTACGCCAAGACTGGTAAGTTCTTCATCTTTAAAGATAGCATCAATTGTCTGTTTACATGTTGGACAATTATCGTGTGTTTGAAAAAACCCAATGTCTTTTTTAAACTTGGACAAATTACTTTCAATTTGTGATTCAAGTTTTGTAATCTTTTTCAACTTACTTTCAACTTCAAGTTTGTTTGCAACAACTAACTGCAATTCAGTTGTTTCAGCAGTTAGAGTTGTGACATTGGCAAGCATCGTGACAATAGTTTGATTGTGTGTGTCAATCTCATTCTCATATTCAACTACTTTGTCCTGATTGTTCTGCTTCATTTCGTCAATATGCTTTTTCTGCATATCATACTTTTGTTGTGCAAGTTCTATTTCATGTTTCTTGTTTGCACTCACTTCTTTATTTGTAGACAATCGTTCTTTTACCAAAGAATTCATGGTAGAAAAGATTTGAATATCTAGCAAGTCTTCAATAATTGCTCGGCGATCTGATGCCGACAATTGCATGAATGGTGTAAATGAAGCTGAGCCAAGAATTACAATTTGTGTGAAAGACTTGTAATTTAATTTCAGTACAAACTTCTCTAAGAATTCTTGGTAGTCTTTAGATGCGGCATCTTGATTGAGTAGATTGCCATCACAGTATATTTCAAAGATGTTTGGTTTAATACCACGAACAACTTTGTATGACTTATTGTTCGTATTGAATTCAACTTCAACCAAACAATCTTTTTGATTGATACTGTTCAACAGTTGTGGTTTGTTGATTGCTCGAAAAGCCTTACCAAATAAACCAAAGCACAATGCGTCCAACAAAGTTGATTTGCCAGACCCATTTTCACCAACAATCAAAGTGTTGGTGTTTGTTTGTAGATTTATTTCAGTAAAATAGTTGCCGGTGGAAAGTAGATTTTTCCACCTCACTTTTTTAAACAATAACATTAATCAGCAACTTCCGTGTTTAGAGCCTCAACATAGAGTTCTCGCATCATTTTTTTCAACTTATCATTCTCAACATCAAGCGTAAGTGCGTCAATATACTTAGACAAAATAGTCATAGTATCTTCAGCTTGGTCAATGATATCATCATCAATTGTAGTGTCGGTAAAGTCTTCGACAATTGAAATATCAGAACAACCAGACTTGTACAAGTTATCAATCACATGGTCAAACAAATATGGATTCTGTTTGTTGACCACAACCACTTTAACATAAGTTTCTTTTAAAGAATTGAAATCATATTTCTTCCAATGTTCAAAGTCCGTTCCACTATCATTGTAAAAAACTTTATTGAACATTGTGATTGGGTTCTTCACGAATTCAAGTTCTCTAGTTTCGGTATCAAAAATATGAAACCCTTTTGGATCAGAATAGTCTGCCCAGGTCATTTCATATGGCGTACCAACATAAGTGATGTTACCGTCAGAAGACTTATGGTGAAAATGACCAGACAAAACTACATCATAACGCTTTAATTCTTTTTTGTCAATACCAACTTCACATACATTGCCACGATCCATTTCGAAACCAGAAATTTCAAAATGCCCAAAACAAACTTCAGACCTTGATGTTTTTATCTTATCGAAAATTTCTTTTTCATTTTCGTCACAAATCCAAGGCACAATATCAATGTCAAGGCCATCAACATTGATTGTGGCAAAATTTTGATACACTTTCACATTGTCATAGTCTTTAATCACC